TACAAACTCCATATATATAAGCATGAAGTTTTTTATCTTCTGCACAATGGCATGGATGATTACATTTAATACATTTATCCATTCTTTTTTATTATTCTTGGTTTCTTTTTATAAATTTTTTCATAAGCTTTTTTATAAGACTCATAATTTTTCTTAGCCAGAGGCCCTTTCCAGGCTAATCTTCTTGATTTGCCTCTACTCATTTTTCATTATCCAGCTTCTATAAATTCCAGAATCTTTTTCTTGTTTTTTAGAGGTTTAACCATGAACCTCGTGTGTATATTAAGTTACAACCCTTATTCATTCAACTTGTGTTCTTACGC